ACCTTTTTTAGGAATCAAGCGGTCAACTTGACCATTTGCATCAACAGAAACAACTGCAGATGCTCCAGATCCAAACTGAGGTGCAATATACTCAACAGAGCGGACATGAATGTTATCAGCAGCACCCAGAGGGAATCTGAAGATAATTTCATTCTCAAAAACGGTATAATCGGTATATGCCTCTAATTGGCGATTATTCTTTTTAATAATCAGACCGATTGCCGAAGTTGGCGTATATGGTTGAGTATTTACTCTGAGGGGATATTCTTTCTTACCTTGATACTGTTGGTATGGGATATCATCAACTGTGACGATCGTTTGATCGGCATACCCAACCAGATATGTAATTTCAGTAAACTGAGAGTCGTCAGCACCAGACCTAGCACGAGGAGCAACTTGAAAGCGAATTTGATCGCCTTCGACAAAATAATCAACGTTAGGAATGAGCATATCGTTATATGTGATAACGATAAGGTGCTCTGCCGAAGGAGGACGGACTGGGGTGCCTAAGAAGTTGAGAGGGAAAGTATTTCTAGTCCCATCAAACAAACTGAAGGGATTTTCTAATTGTTGTTTCTTTTTATCAAATTGAGCAGGAGAAACACCTGGAGTAATGATGGCATCAGGACCACGAGTCACAGACTCGTAATAAATCACCTCATTATCGATCATAATCGATCCATTGGTCTCTTTGAAACCGTCGATCGATTCAATTTTAATATTCTTGTCGTCTAGCCCAATATCATTCAGCAGGAGAGTATCTCTAGACAGTTCGTCAGACGTATAACTGTCAAGATCCAAATAAGTCAGAAGATTATTCAGAATGTCATAAGGACGACCTGTTTTTTCTTGAGACTTGTAGTATTGGAAGAGAAAGTCAACAAATTGTCGATCTTCCTCCCTGATAAACTCGGGGAGTTGATTTTCAACTCTATCCGAAATATTGATATTTTTAGTAGGCATCTATCTCAGAAACAGGAGGAATCTACTGGATATGTGAAGGTATCCGAAGGATAATCAATGATATTTATTCCGCTTGGATCACCGAAGTTATAACCATTGAAGTTGTTGGGATCGAAGTTGGGGATTGAGATGTCGTTAGTTTTCCAATCGATTGGGAAAGCTTCAACATCAAATAATGTAGGATCAACGCCAGGTGGAATGTTAATAGATCCACCATAAGGCAATACTTGAATAGGAAGACGGGTAGTATCGTCAGGAGTGCCTTGGATCGCAATAGGACCAACACAAACTTGTCCGTTACCGTAGTCAACGCTACCAACTGAGTTATTTAACGTTACTTCAACCTCATCTCTTTTAGTAACAAGAATAAGATTGCCTTTACCGTCATCTCTAATGTTTACAGGCACCAAAACTTGATTTTCACCAGTAATGGAGTTAGAAGACGAAACAGCAGTGGTAGCATTTGTGCCACTACCTGCCATAGTCAAATTAACAAGATCTTCACTGTATCCTGTTGCATAGAAGGTGCCAGATTTAACTACAGAGAAGGAAGGAGCACAAGTGCCGCTATCTCCCTCGTCTACACACTTACCATCCTTACAAATTTGACCTTCTGGGCAATCTGAGTCAGTGCTACATGAGTTTCCACCTTCTGGGGTGCCAGAATAGTCACCAGGATTGTAAAGTGGGTTTCCAAAGTTAAGACATTGAGTAAATACGCTACCAAACTCAAATTGATCGAGATTTTGACCAATAGTCATCTGAGTAACAGTGCCAGAGATCGCAGGATCGCTATTATCGACCATCGTGTTGTATTTCGATGTATCGATACGACCACCAAAGCGATTATTCTGACCATTCTTGTTAAATTGGTCAATATTACGCAAAACGTCACTTCCGAGTTGAGCACCACTCTTATTAGTGTTGTTTCCGTCGTAGTAAACGTAAGATTTGGGGATAACGTAGAAAATAGTAGGATCAATGATCACAGGATCGATTGATGCAACCGTATAACGCTTCAAATCGTTTTTAATCTTTGCTTTTGTCGTCTCATTCAGTTTGTTTCCTGTTTTAGGACGAATAGCAACGTAAACTTTACCGTAAATAGGTGGAGATAGTTTTTCACCACCGTATGCGGTTACAGATGCTGCCTGAGGATAGATCTCTGAGACGATATGCTCGTAATCTGCTTCCGTTACCGCTCTATTTTGGGTAGAGAAGGATCTTGGAGCTCTAAACTTAACTGCCAGCGCACTTTCGCGCTGCTCACCGTCTGCAGCAGCCTCTCTAGTAACAACTGCGATGTTTGAAGGAGCGATTGCGCGACCATCACTGTCTTTGATGGTGCCAATGAAGGCAAAGTCCTTACAACCGTTTGCTTCTTCACCAAAAGTGGTCACATACGACAATCTAATGTATTCACCATCGATCAATTTACGTCCAAGGACGCCATCACCAAAGACGAGGCGGTATCTAAGGTCATCAGTCTCCTCAAGGAAGTAAACACGAGAGGTGCTGTTGAGTGTAGTTACGTTTGCAGCAAGATTATATGTGTCAATCTCTGTTGACTGTGCGTTGGGAGAGATATCGACGTAAACCAACTCAGTGTCTACATCTTCAGTGGGGATAATGTAGTCTTGCTTCTTCGTATAGTCAACTGTGTAGTTATACTTGAGCAAGTTACCCTGATAAACGAGCACAGGGTCAAACACCGCGATACCAGTTGCGGGATCTACGGTAGTTTGGAGGTCACGAGTTACACAGAAGGTGTATGTATCGTTAAAGTTGCGGGCAACAAACACATCTCCCGCTTTTAGAGTGCAGAATTCAGGATATGTAGTGCCATTCAGTGACACTTGTGTCTGGACGCGGATAGTTACACACGCTCTAGGTGCCTTAATTGACCTAGGAGTGTAATTTAATTGCTTTGCAATGCGGACAACGTTGTCTCTGACCGTAGCAGTCTCAAGAAACGCTTCATTCAGCGCCATGTTTGCGTTGAATGCCGTATAATATGTGTTATAAGCGAGGATATCAATAAGATATGACGCAGCACTACCCTCAAAGTCGTAGTCAGTAAACTCTTTACGAGTACGAAGGTAGGACTTAATAGACTCCTTGATCTCAAAGAAGTCTAGAGATGTTAATTGTGATGGGATAGCTGCCATTTCAGGTCTTCTCTAAGAGGAATGTTACTTCTTGGGTAGTATTCTCACCCGTAATCTTATATTCGAGCTCAACTTGAATTTCATTCAGATCGCTGTTGTCTCTGATGCGGACATCTTCGACAGTAATTCGCGGCTCAAGTCTTGCGAGACAATCTTTAATCTCAGTTTTGATCGCATCTTTAGAGAATGGATCCCATGGCTCAAAAAGAAGACCTTTCACCCGACTCCCGATGTTGGGTTGAAATGGTCTTTCACCTAATATAGTCAATAACAAATTTCTTACAGATTGATTGATTGCTCTCTCATTCTTCACAGCACCAAAATCGTCAGTAGAGGGATTGGCATTAAAGGAAATTGCTAAATCCTTAAATCCTCTACTGACGTATTGGTCTGATCTAAATCTGTAAGCAGGCATTTAACCCTCTTTTTTCTTTTGTCTCTCAGGTGGATGGACATTACGATTCACCTTATGCAGGTATTTATCACTGCGAGGGTCGGTTATTAGCACCATCCCCGATTTAATAAAATCATCACTTTGATCAGGCACAGGACTGTTAGCCACTTTTCTTCCTCCACACGGTATTTTTATTTATGGGCATTCCCAATGGTTGTTAGGACGTTCCCACCAGAAGTGTAAATCTTCCTTGGAATTGTCATAATAATGAGAAACAAAATCTGATTTGAATTTGCTTCCAGTGTTTTCGCAAAGAGCAACAGTATAGTTAGGGCGATCCCCATATATCTGATACTTATTCATTGCTTCAGTGATCCAGGTATAGTTGCCACCTCTGATGACACCTGCCTCAATCAATACAAAATTATCCCAGTCGATTGTCCATTCGGAAAATCTATCAATGAATGTCTCAAGATAAGACTCATGTGATTCGTCTGGGAAAGGGACATTTACTGCTTCTATGTGGTAAATCTCACCATCCTTACTCAAGGCGTGACTCAGATGCTGAGCCACAATACTTGAATAGTCAGGTGAGACACATAGGAAACAAGTTTTATTAGGATGAATATCGGGATCCGCCATTTGGATCCGATAAATCATTTCCTGAATAAGTGCCATCTCTTTGTCCTGAGAGATGAAATTCAGTTTCCTCTTCATAATTATATGTTGGTGGATGGAAAGCGCAATATTCGTTAAAGGTAATCTTCATCTCTTTATTGGTGAGATTGCAATGCTTTGCTGCTCTAGGAAGATTCCACTTAGCACTCCAAAGCATTTCCATCGCTTCTCGGGTTTGAGGTCTCATCGACCCTGACCACGATAACGCTTACCTTTGCTATTACGGGACGTTGCCGAATATTTAGTATTCTTAGAGGACCCTTGTCGAGTTACCTTGGGTCTAGCAGGAAGCCAACCATCTTTTACCAAACCAGTCTTTGCTTTTGCAGGCATAACCTTTTTTGAAACTACTCTATGATGCTAACACAGTTGGGTGCCCAAATGCAACCACTGAAGAGCATGGATATGAGAATCCTGGAAAACCAACACCAAGTGGGTCTAGAATTCTTGCAATAGGGATCTTGAATGCAAAGACTGTCAGGGTAGTTGGGAAGAGGACTCTAGTATGTCCTGCACCACCAAAGTCTTCAGATGTCAGCACACTACAAGCAATAGGTGTGGGGATAGGACACATACTCTTACCACAGGGGCAGATGTAAATCACAATGTTTGTACACAATGCGATGTGTGGGGTAAACGTATCACCACCAATCATGATGGGGATAAACTGCACCAGCACTGTTGCTCTGATTGGGTTAATTG